TTATAAACCGTACTGGAGGCCCTTCGGGGCAGGTACATAAGGAGAAACAACTATGGCAAATAGAAACACTCAAGGTTTTGGGCTGATTCCTGCTGGAACGCTAGGACAAACTCCGGCGACTTCTGGTCAAGGTAAGTACAAAATCGATGCGGGTTACGCAACTACCATTTTCCAAAATGGTGCTGTGGCTTCTTCTGCTGGTTACATTATCGACGGTCAAACGACTGATGCACCTATCTTAGGTGTATTAAACGGAATATTCTATAACGCGGCTACAACTTTGAAACCGACGTTTTCGAATCATTACGTTCAGGTAACACCAGCTAACTCAGAAGATATCGATGCATTTGTATTCGATAACCCTCAACAACAATACGTAGTAGCAACAGATGATTCTGTGGCACAATCTGGATATTTAGAAACGTATGACATGAATACTTCTGCTGGTAGTACAACTACTGGTAAGTCTTCAGCTACACTAGATATCGGTGACACATCAGCTGACGCTGCTTCTTTCAGATTATTAAGATCTGCAGAGGATCCTGAAAACGATGAAAATGCGGCTTTCAGATCAGTTGTAGTTTGTATCAATCTGATTGAGTTACAATCGTAATAGGAGAATAGGAGAATAAATTATGGCTATATCACGATCACAACTAGTTAAAGAACTAGAGCCAGGATTGAATGCACTATTCGGCCTGGAATATAAAAGGTATGAAAATCAGCATGCTGAGATTTATACTACAGAGTCATCTGACAGAGCTTTTGAAGAAGAAGTTATGTTATCTGGCTTTGCAAACGCACAAGTAAAAGGTGAAGGTGCAGGCGTATCTTTTGACGAAGCACAAGAAACTTTTACAGCTCGTTACAGTCACGAAACTGTAGCTTTAGCGTTCGCGATCACTGAAGAAGCGATCGAGGACAACTTGTATGACAGACTTGCGTCTAGATATACAAAAGCTTTAGCTAGATCTATGAGCAATGCTAAACAAGTTAAATCTGTTGAGCCTTTAATCAACGGTTTACCATCAACTGCTACTTTCAAATCAGGTGATGGCGTAGCTTTATTTAGTACAGCTCACCCAACAGTTGCGGGTACGTTCAAAAACACTTTGACTACTCAAGCTGACTTAAACGAAACTTCATTAGAACAATCGCTAATCGACATCGCTGCGATGACTGATGAAAGAGGTCTAAGAATTGCTGCTAGAGGAGTAAAAATGATTATTCCTTCTGAGCTACAATTCACAGCTGAGAGACTTATGAAGTCACAAGGTAGAACTTCAACAGCTGATAATGACATCAACGCCATCGTATCTATGGGTATGATTCCTCAAGGATACAGAGTTAACAACTACTTAACTGACTCTGATGCGTTCTACATTATCACTGATGTGCCTAATGGAATGAAAATGTTCCAAGAGCACCGTTGAAAACTGCTATGGAGGGTGACTTCGATACTGGCAACGTAAGATACAAAGCTAGAGAAAGATACTCATTTGGTGTATCTGACCCTAGAGGTATCTTCGGTGTTGAAGGTGCGTAATTAACCTTATTTAATGGGGCCGCCTTAAAACGGCCCCATTTACAAATTACAATGGTGAGATTCATGAGAAAATACTTAGTACAAATATTTACAAAATATCTTCAAACTTCGTTTGAAATTGAAAGCAATAAAGACATTAATACAGTAGAAGAGCTTCATCCACATATCATTGACTTTCTAGGAAAATCTGATATAAAGTGGGAAGAAAATGATTTGCAATACACAAGTACTGTAAATGATTTTTATATAACCTATGAGGAGGTTAACAATGGCTCAGCCAAAGATGGTGTTGTTCGCGAGGAAAATACAGTTCGAGTCTAAATGGAATGAACTGTTCTTAAAGAACGGCGGAAAAATAACACCGGAAATGTCTTTGCTAGGAGATCAGATCAAGAAAACGATCAGAGAAATCTTAGCCGAGCAAGAGAGCCCTAAAAACCCTAGAGACGAAGAAATTCATCTTTACGCTGGTTAATTAGGACTTTACATTACTATAAACGACTCTTTTTGCCTAGGGATACCTTGCACTTTTCTATAATTTCATATATAAAATAATTACTATACAAATTAAATCAGAACATAGACGCGTATAGTCGACGGCCTAGAGACTATGTTCGAAAACTAGGAGGATATAATTATGGCAAATACTACATTTACAGGTCCGGTTAGATCGGAAAACGGTTTTTCTACAATCGTTAAAAGTTCTACTACTGGAGCTATTACTAACTCAATGACTTTTTCTGAGTACACTGCAACAGTAACTGTTGCTAATGGTGAAACTACAGGAAAAGAAGCAGCAATTGGTATTCCTGCAAACTTCATCCCTATGGGTGTTGTTATTGCATGTACAACTGCAGCTACAAATGCTGTTAACTTAGTTGACATTGGAACTGATGCAGACACAGATGGTTTCGTAGACGGAATCACTGCTGCTGTTAACTCAACTGGTTTCAAAGGATTTTTCCCTTGCAACGGTGTGTTAGGAATGTCAGGTGGAGCAACTACTGCTGCAACTGCAACTCCTGATGAAGTTGAAGTTGTATTAAGTGGTGACCCAGGAGCAACTGGTGCAACTGTTGTACTTAAGTTCATCGGTGTTGCTGGTTCTTCAGACGCTAGTTAATAAATAATTCTTGTGGGCCTTCGGGCCCACATAAAAATTTAAGGAGAAAAACTTATGGCATCAAAAGGTGATATACAAGCTACAAGATCAACTGCAGCAGCAGGTGCTACTGCAATTGTTGCACAACCAATAAGACTAAGAGGTATTATAATTGCTTCTGATGGTGTTGGTGCAGGTGTTTTAGAACTTACAACTACTTCAAATTCAGGAACTACATTATTTATTGGTGATGTTCCAAACGGAGATGTAATTAATTTATCTTTTCCAGAAGATGGAATTTTATTTCCAAAAGGAATTTATTGTAAAACTAAAACAAACATTGCAGCTTATACATTATTAACAGATAAATATTCTGGTCCTAGTTTATCAGCTTAGGAGGATAAATGGCTAATACTACCTCTGGAACAACTACGTTCGACAAAACTTTTTCTATTGATGAAATAATAGAAGAGGCTTACGAACGACTTGGCGTACAAGGAGTTTCTGGTAATCAATTAAGAATGGCCAGAAGATCTTTAAATATTATGCTTCAAGAATGGGGTAATAGAGGTATTCATTATTGGGAAATAGCAGATACTAATATTGTCCTTGTTCAAGGACAAGCTGAATATGATTTTTTTAGAGCAAGTAGTGATGGAACTAGTGCAACTACAGCTCCAACAAATGGTATTTATGGAATGTCAGATATTTTGGAAGCTCAATTAAGACAAAATTACAATACTACAAATCAATCTGATTCACCAATGGTTAAAGTGGCTAGATCTGATTATGCTAATTTTTCAAATAAATTATCACAAGGGACACCTAATCAATATTGGGTTGAAAGATTTATTGATAAAGTAAGAGTACATATTTATCCAACCCCCGATTCTACAAATGCATCAAATTATATGCACATGTATTATATAAATAGAATACAAGACGTCGGAGATTATACTAATGCAACCGATGTACCATTTAGATTTGTTGCATGTATGGTAGCTGGATTAGCTTATTATTTATCTATGAAAATTAATCCGCAATTAATGCAACCTATGAAACTTGTATACGAAGATGAATTTCAAAGAGCCTTACAAGAAGATGGTTCTGATTCTAGTACTTTTATAACACCTAAAGTTTATTACCCAGGAACATAATGGCAAAATTCGCATCAGGTAAATACGCAAGAGCAATTTCTGATAGATCAGGAATGGAATTTCCATATCAAGAAATGGTTAAAGAATGGAATGGTTCCTTGGTCCATGTTTCTGAGTTCGAGCCTAAGCAACCACAATTAGAACCTAAACCACACGGAGCAGATGGAATAGCTTTACCACAAGTAAGAATAGCGAGAACAGAACCAAGCACCACGGTCATGTTACCAGAAAATCCATTTACAACTTATCAAGCTGGCTCATCAATTATAAATGTTTATGCTCCCGGTCATGGTTTAACTGATTCAACAGTTTATGTATTTAGAGGACCTTCAACAATTTCAGGAGACTACGCAGATCCTAATGACTTTGATGGAATTACAGGAGCAAATATTGCAAATGCTTCAGGATATACAATTAGAACAGGACAATATATAAGCGGTGCAAGAGATGCATCAACTGATTATTTAACAACAAATTTTTTCTAT